TACCCACACCCCTTAGGGTAGGGGAGTACAGCAATTTTTACAATGTAAATAGCAACATATACAATTTAGAGTGTGGTATAATATAGACAATGAAAGAACGAAAAAAGGGGGTTCACCAATGAAAAAAGAACATCGTAATTACAATCACTTTGACAGATGATAAGATTACTCTGGATGGACAGAACCTAGAGCAATTGACCACAAAAGACGTTGTCGATAGTATCAAGACGCTTGGAAGCTTTGGAATGATGTTGAGTGGTTTTCAGGAAGGAGACGTACCTAATGGAAATGCGTAAATTCATTATTGAGATTCACCCGGACGGCAAATTGACGTGGTGTGAATATGAGGAACCCACGGAGGCTAACAGAGCCGCAAATGATCGTTCCTGGTTATCCGGGTATCGGCAGGCCCTTGTTCATTGCGATGAGCATGTCAAAACGCTTGAAGGTATTAAAGATAACAGTGTCGCGGCCAGTTTAATGTACCAAGGTGCGGCCCTTGAGCGTGACGGTGTCGAGGCCATGTATCGAAAATACGCACAAATTTTTCAGCATTAAGTCGAAACGGCCTCCGGGCCGTCTATCGGGGTCGCCCGCCCGGTATTGATAATGACAGGGCACATAATGAAAGGAGTTATATTATGTCTGAAGCGATGAAGTCCGAGAACAATGGTGTTATGATGGCCTCCGAGGTGATGAACACCGGTGTAGGGTACACCGATATGAATCTCTCTGACCGCTCTGCCGCAGTTGCATTCTACAATGCAACGAGCAACCCCGTCAACAAGCTGAAGGATCACGTCAACGAGGTGCTGTCGCTGGTTCATGTGTCGGTGGAGTGCGTGGAGGTCAGTCAGGACGATGCCCCCGGGGGCAAGGCGATTGCACCCCGCATTGTCCTCATTACCGAGGACGGGAATTCCTACGCCTGCGTTTCCGTGGGCGTATACCAGTCTCTGAAGCGGATGTTTACGCTGCTCGGGACCCCTGATACGTGGAAGGAACCGGTACAGATCAAACCTGTGCTGATTAGCACCAAAAAAGGCCAGGTTTTGTCTTTGAACCTGGTTTGATCTAACCAATGGCTGCCACACATGTGGCGGCCATATTTATTATAGGAGCGACCATGAAAAGTAAAGATAGCAGAGATGCCTTGCTATACTGCGACGAATCCACGATTCATCTTGCTTCTGTCATTGTATATAGCGGCGTCGTAGATACTGATATTGATTTTTTCCGCTCAAAATGGGCCAAAATCCTTTTTGAAGGCCTCGGCATAGAAGCAGAGCCCCTCGACTGGTATTATAAGATTATGGATAGAAAGGAGCGTTTAAAGAATGGCCGTAGGAGCAGCTAAAGCGCGAGCAACTCTAAAATACAGCCCCGAGCTGTACACCCCCTACGCCCTGGAATCCTGGCCTGATAATCAGATGCGCAGAGAGTACACCCGATTGCGTGATATTGCACAAAAGCGCATTAAGCGCCTGTCAAAAGACCCCATTAGCGGCACAAGTGACGTTTATAAAGAATTTGCAGGAGGTTTCCCGACCCTAAAGGCAATGCGCGGAGACCGTAAAGCATTGGAGCAGGCTTTGGCGGATGTAGCGCGTTTTGTGCGTTCCAAGGGTTCCACCGTTGGCGGAGCGCGTGCAAAATTCGAGCAGAAAATGAAAATCGGTAGTATTGATATTACCGACGTGCCCGAGGATCAGTACACGGCCCTGTCTGAATGGTGGGAGATCGTGAAAGCATCGGGCGTGTACTACTACCCATCTGACCAGCCGGTTATGTACTGGCGCGAGAAAGGTGGCTATAATGTCAGTATTGACGATTTTGTAAAGTATCAACAAGGGGAGGTTAGCTATGATAAAGACTGGGATTACAGCGCCGGTAGCAGCTCCTCCGACCTGCGTGGAGGCTTTGGCGGAGGCCTGTAATTATAATCCTGTCCCGTGGCTCATGGAGCATTTAGACCGGAAGCACACAAAAGGCAAGAAACGCAAAACAAACAAGAGGCGCTTGTATGTTAATATGCCGTGTGCTTTTGATATTGAGACTAGCCGAGTATGTGTGGATGTGGACGAGAATCCGCACACAATTATGTATATCTGGCAATGTCAACTCGGTCTGGATATTACCATTATCGGTAGAACGTGGGACGAGTGGCGTAACTTTACGGGATCAATCAGCGACTATTTGCAAGCAAACAGCGGTCCGCAAGGTGACTGGTTTCTGTGTATGTACGTTCACAATCTTGCACATGAATTTCAATATCTGTCGGGTGTTCTGGATTTTGGCCCTGGTGATGTATTCGCCAGCAAACCCCGTAGGGTCTTAAAATGCGACAATCGCGCTATTGAGTACCGATGCAGTATGCAGCACAGCAATTTGTCCCTTGATGCATGGGGCAAACAACTGGGAGCCCCTCATGCCAAATTGACGGGGGCACTTGATTATTCCAAAATTCGGTATCCATGGACTTCTTTAACGTCTACAGAATTAGCGTACTGTATAAATGATGTCAGGTGTATTGTGGAGTGCTTGTTAATCGAGATGAACCGAGATGGGGACGACCTCTATACTTTGCCGTTGACGCGCACTGGTTATGTCCGACGAATGGCTCGAGAAGCTATGTATAACTGGGGCATTAAACGCGTCAAGCGTCTTTTGCCCTCCTGGGATTTGTATCAAATGCTGCGGGAAGCGTTCCGGGGTGGTGACACACACGCGAATCGCTATTATGTAGGGCTGCGCCTAGAGAACGTTGGTTCCGTCGACATGTCGAGCGCCTACCCGGGAGTTCAGTGTGAGTGCTATTTTCCTATGACGCCATTCCGGCAGGAACCGGCCACCGTAGAGCGTCTAATGCAATGTATGAGGCACAGCAAGGCCTGCTTGATGCGCTTGCAAGTGAAAGGTTTACGCCAGCGTTTCAAGTGGTGGGGGTTCCCGTACATCCCCCTTGCGAAGGTTCGGCATTGTGAAGGATACATTAACGACAATGGACGTTTGCTGTCTGCTGAGCAGTTCGAGATTACCATAACCGATATAGATTTTAGGATCATTGCAAAGGAGTATGACTGGGACGCTCTTAATGTTCTGGACTTGTACACGTCCGACTATGGTAAACTGCCAAAGCCCTTGACAGATTGTGTAAAAGAGAGCTACACCGGAAAGACATCCCTTAAAGGGGTTCCCGGTCAAGAGTTATATTATGTGAAATCGAAGGGCGATTTAAACAGCTACTACGGCATGACCGCACAAGACCCCTTGCAATTGGACACACTTTTTGACGAGGACAACATTGACAATCTATGGAGTGAGTGTTCCGACGACCCGGAGGGCAGTTATAACGAGCACTGTCCGCACTTGTTCCTGCCTTACCAATGGGGCGTGTGGACAACAGCTCATACACGCAAGCGCTTAAAAATAGCGCAATGGGCCGCAGGCAAAAATGGCGTTTATTGCGACACTGATAGCGTGAAGTACATGGGAAGTATCGACTTGACGGATTTCAACAAGGCCGTTAAGCAGCTCGCGAAAGATAACGGAGCTTGTGCTTCAGATCCTAAAGGAACCTTCCATTATATGGGCGTTTATGAGCAAGAGCGCAGCTACGCGGAGTTCATGACCTGGGGTGCCAAAAAGTACGCGACTACTTATAAAAAAGGAGGGCCGATTACTACCACGGTAGCCGGAGTTAATAAGCGAAAGGGAGGTCTAGAGCTGTCATTATGGGGAGGCTTTGAGGCTTTTAAGCCCGGCTTCACGTTTTGTCTTGCCGCCGGAAATAAGGTTATTTATAATGACCGGCCCAATGTGCCCGATTTTGTGGTTGACGGGCACACGGTACATATAACAAGAAACCTGTGTATTTGTGATAACACCTACACGTTAGGGATTACGGACGAATACGCAAAGATACTTGGTTATAAGATTATGGAGGTTATCTAATGATTAAACTGTACACTGATGAGGGGTGGCCTAACTTTTCTGAAAAGGATGGCATTTTGTCCACGGGTGCACCTATTATTTTTATCTGGGGCGGGCGCGGAACCGGAAAAACCTATGGAGCGCTATTACATGTACATCAGACCAAAGACGAATTTTTGTATTTGCGCCGCACGCCGCAGCAGGCGGAACTTATCTGCTCGTCGCCCAGTATGTGGCCGTGGTCTCCGTTGAACGATGATTTACAAACACATTACGCCCCTTTTAAATTGCCAAAAATAGCGGGTCTGTATGAAGTGGGCAACGCAGGAGCCTACACGGATACAGGGTCGCCAATAAAACCGTCCAAGATGTCGGGCGTAGTGGGTAGTGTAGTTACACTGGCCCGCACCAGAGGTTTCTCCAGTCCGCACACTAATATCATGTTTTTAGACGAGTACCAAAAAGAGGAATCGGACTATTACCGGCGCGGCGAGGGCGTCGGCCTGGCCAATATCTACGAGACGATCAACCGTAACCGCGAACTAAAAGGACAGAAGCCCTTGACGATGGTGTGCATGTCTAATGCCGTGGGTATGGCGAACCCATACTACATGCAATGGGAGATTACGGATACGGTTGAGAAGATGATCGGCAAGAAAGAGCGCGTCAAGCTGCTGGCCGACAAAGGTATTTTACTTATTGACTTGGTCGATAGCCCCATAGCGAGAGAGAAAGCAAGTACCGCGTTGTACCGGTCAATGAGCGGCACAGATTTTTATAGGTCTGCTATCGAAAACCAATACAGCTCCGAGGAGAAGAGCCTTGTTGTATCCAGGCCCTTGCGGGAATATTACCCACTTGTGCAGGTTGGCCGATGCTGTATTTATGAGCATAAAAGCAAACCTCTGTATTATGTATGCAGACACCGGTCGGGGCAGATGCCAATGTATGGAACCGGCGAATATGAGCGGAAACGGTTCCGTGCCGCATATGGTTACATCTGGCCCGCCTACTTGCAACGTCAGATAGAATTTGAACGATACTCGGATGAGATTTTTTTCAGAGAATATTGTGGGGCTTGACAATTTTTCACAACCGTATTATAATAAAGTTAATCCCAGGTGCCCAGAGGCAGCTCCCAGAAGGAGTGGGCATGCGTCAGCCAGCGCAAGAACCTGGGATTTACTTATATCTGTAAGGGAGGTGATGTTATATGAACGTTTATGCAATTCTCGCCGTTCTGGTATTTATTGGCATGGATGTAGTCAGTGGGATGGTTAAAGCTTTTTCTACCACGGGGTTCGATTCCAGCGTGATGCGCCAGGGGTTTTATCACAAACTTGGTGAAGTTCTGGCCGTGGGGCTGCTGGTCGCTGCCGATTTCTACCTGCCCATTGTTGGCGTTAATGTCAATGTGTCGTTCTCGGCCATCGGCTGCACTTATTTTGTTTTGATGGAAATAGGCAGCATCATCGAGAATATAGGAGCAATCAACCCAGAATTGGTGGGGCCTCTTACTAAAATTTTTGCAAAACTCAAAGGTGGTTAGATATGAGTTGTTATATCATCCTCACCCAGTCGATCACTAACGAGCGCGCGTTTCTGCTGGCTGACCTGTGTGCTCGTTTGAACGTTGACTATTACAGCGACTGGGCCAACGTCGCCCAGACGCGGCAATGTTGCGCCGTGGGCCCGCTGTCTAAAGGAGATAAAGACCAGGTCATTAAATGCCTGGCGCATGACACATACGTTGTGATGGAGGCGATCAAAGTTGAAAATCAGTGAAAAAGCGGCCCTCGCTATGGCGGGCTACACCAAAGCCGAGATCGAAGCTATGGAGCAGCCCGTGCCGCAGCCCGTGCCGCAGCCCGTGCCGCAGCCGCAGCCCGTGCCGCAGCCTGCGCCGCAGTATGACGGCCTCGAAACCATGTTGCGGCAGATTTTGCAGGGTCAGCAAACTATGACCCAGACGATGCAGGCAAATGCCCTGGGTCTTGGCATCCAGCAGCAGCCGGCGGCAGATGCCGCTACGGTCACGGCCCGCATTATTGACCCCACCTACGGAAAGGAAGTGAAGTGAGATGCCGCTCGGCATGGATTTTGCGGATATTGCCGCAATTTTGACCGAAATCAATAAAATGGCAACCGGCCAGGAAACGACGTCGCCCATCGTGGACACATCCAGCTTCGTTTCGGTGGCGCAGGCCACTCTGCTGACCGGCACTGATAACTACACTAAAGCGATTAGTCAGGTGCTGGGCCGCACGATCTTCGCCGTTCGCCCTTATGACGCGCCCATGAAACGCTTGCAGGTCACGGGCGACGACTGGGCTAACCATGTGCGGAAGATCAACTTCTGCGACACTGACCCCGTCACCGACAAGGCGTGGGAGCTGGTGGATGGCCAGAGCGTGGATATGTACGAAGTCCACAAGCCTAAAGTCCTTCAGACTAACTACTATGGCCAGACCAATTACAGCCGCGTTTACACGCAGGCCGACACCCAGATGGAGGCGGCGTTTAAAGGCCCCGAGGAACTGGCGCAATTCTGGGCTTCGTTCGTGCTGCATTTGTCGAACCAGATCGAGGCAGACCGCCGTAACCTCGCCAACAACCTGATGGCTAACCATTTGACCGGCATGACTGTGACAAGCCCTCACAGCGTTATCTATTTGCTCGACGAGTACAACGCCCAGCAGGGCACCGCTCTGACGGTGCAGGACGTGTACAAGGAAGCGAACTTTCCGGGATTTGCAAAATACGCATATGGCCGTATCAATGACATTTCCCGCCTGATGAAGGAGCGAACTATCAACTGGCATCAGAACTGGAAGATCGGCGGCACGACGTACAACATCATGCGTCACACGCCGTATGACCGCCAGCACCTTTATCTGTACAGTGGTACGCAGAGCCAGATCGACGCCCGCGTGATTCCCGAAGTATTTCACGATAATATGTTGAAATATCGTGACGCCGAACAGGTCACGTTCTGGCAGAACATCGGCGAGCGCGAGACCATTTCCGCAACGCCTGTTATTACCAGTGCCGCCGGCGTGGCGACCAAAAACGCCGCGGTTAAGCTGTCTAATGTGTTCGGGTGTCTGCTGGATTGGGACGCAATCGGCTACACTCCTAAACTGTCCCGCGTGGTTCCAACCCCCATGAACGCGCGCGGCCTGTATACGAATTTCTGGTATCATTACGGCTGGTCGTGGTACGACGACTTCACCGAGAACGCCGTTCTGTTCCTCATGACCTCCGGAGACGTCGCTGCTCCCAGCACGGGCAGAGCAGCCTCCACCCTGAAAACCACCACCTACAAGGACGCAGACCCCTCGAAGTCCTGACCGGTACCGGCGGGCGTCCTGCCCGCCGGTTATTTTTAGGAGGCGTTATGCAAGCAACATTTTATCAGTTCGCAAAGCGCACAAACAGCACAAAACGGCCCAGCGGCGGTCAGGAGCTCGGAATTGATCTTAAAGCCCCGTGCAACATTATCAACCCCGAAATTAAGATTGCCACACAGAGTGACCCGACGGGATACAACTACTGTTATCTGCCCACATTCAGCCGCTATTACTGGGTTAAGAATTGGACGTACTCCGGGGGCCTCTGGGTCGCATCGCTGACTGTTGACACGCTGGCGAGTTATCGCGAACAGATTGGCAATTCTACAGAATACGTAGTGAGGTCGTCCGCAAAGTCTGACCCTAAAATTATAGATAATTTGTACCCAACAAAAGCCAATATTACCACGAGAACACTTTACGCAAATTCAACGCCGTTCACGGACGACCCGGAAAGCGGCAGTCAAGGATTTTTTGTTGTGGCCGTCAATGCCCCTGGGTACGTGTCTTTTGGCGGCGCAATTTATCTTGCAATGAGCAGCACCACGTTTCAAAAGCTCATGGCGGCTCTTTTGCAAAATACTGATTATCTTAATATTAGTGCGGACGAAATCAGCAGTAACTTAACTAAAGCGCTTTTCAATCCTATTCAGTACATTTCAAAAGCATTCTGGATGCCTTGCGGCAATACCGCTATCGGCGTCCCCATTAACGAAATCCCCGTAGGATGGTGGAAAATGCAAAATGTAGGGAATGCCTATGTAATTAATAACAACAACGATAAGAACGTTTTCACATTCAGCATTTCGACCCCTCATCATCCGCAGCACATTACAAGAGGCGTTTATACAGACGGGGCCCCCTATTCCGAATATACTTTGTATTGCCCGCCCTTTGGCGAAATCAAATTAAATGCCAACCTGTTTGTGCTGCAGAGCACGTTGTATTGTAGATTAACTGTCGATTACAGAACCGGCGATGCGATACTGGATTTATCATTTAATAAAGATTTTGACACTATTTTCTTTTCCACGACAGGAAATGTCTCTGTACCTGTGCAGCTGGCGCAGATAGCTACTAATGTAGACGAGTTGGCAAGTCTTGGCGGTTTGATTCAAACCGCGGTGGGTGCAGTTGCAGGCGGTATCCAGTCCTTTTTCGGCGGAGGTGATGTTATAAACGGTATTGCCTCCGGTGCCCAGCAAATGACAGTTAAAAGTCAATCAAAAGGCGGAGGGGCCAGCGTCGCAAAATACGGAATCACTCCTTATTTGACAGGCGCATTTTATGAGCTTGTTGACGACAACAACGAGCACCACGGGCGGCCCCTGTGTCAGCGGGTGCCGCTATTCAGTATCCCCGGTTTCATGATGGTGGATGACCCGGATATAGCGTTGCCCGCTACAGCTGCCGAGATTGATAGCGTCAGAAGCTATATGAAAAATGGATTCTTTTTAGAGTAGGAGGCGTAAACAATGGCAGTATATAAACAGTGTATTACTGACGTGTCGCCCATCAGAGTGACCGCCGGTTATCCGGCATACTCGGACGGAAGTCCCCACCGGGGCATTGACACGGTACACGGTAATCATAAAGTCTACGCGCCCGAGGCGGGCGTCGTGGTCGTGGCGCAGCACTGGAACGGCAGTACCTCGGGGGATCAGTCCTGGGGTAATATGATCAAAGTCAGAATGGCCGACGGTAGTACCTGGCGAGCAGCGCACTTTGCATCGCAGATCTGGAATGTTGGTGACACAATCACAAAGGGGCAGTTTATCGGCACACAGGGGCGCACAGGCCACGCGACGGGCGTTCATACACATTGGGAGTACGCAGACGCCGCCGGACACTTGAGAGACCCCTCGAGCATTATTAGAATCCCCAATCAGGTAGGCACCTGGGAAGTGGAGTGGGATTCCGGCGAAGGCCCTGGCCCTGACCCTGGCCCTGACCCTGGCCCCGGCCCTGGCCCTGGCCCTGACCCTGGCCCCGGCCCTGGCCCTTGGCCTACCGGCACATTGCCAGTGTGGTTGTTGTTCAAAATGGCTAAAGGGGGACGTCTGTTATGAATGCCCCTTACAGCTATGAGCAGATTAATGCCCATGTGTCGCCGGTCACTCCGTCCGTGATGCACACAAAAGGCAATTATCTATCTTACTATTTCCGCAAGTACCTGTTCCTTGAGGCAGTGTCTATGGTGCGGTGGACGCTCCCCGACACCTGGCCAAGTAACCGCCTACAGTATCTTGTCTTCGGCACTGGCGGCGTCACAGTATTTAACACAGACCGCTTCGGCCTTGTGTATGACCGCATGGGGCTAACCGGCATCAATATCTTTTACAATCCCACGCACTCCATCATTGCAAACCCGTTTATCAAAGGGTCTCCATATCTTCAGATTGGCAAACAATGCGAAATTATCAACCTTCAGCCCGATTACCGCGGCATGGTGGATATTGTAGCGTACTACGGGGATATGATGGCCCTTGCGGCCCAGACCATCCAGAGCAATTTAATAAACAGCCGGCTTGCATATGTGTTTGCGGCTGGCAACAAAGCAGGTGCGGAATCTTTTAAAAAAATGTTCGACGCCATTATGCAGGGTGACCCCGCAGTGTTTGTGGATTCTTCGTTGCTCAAAGCGCCCAAGAACGGCTCATCCAGTCAAGCGCCATGGATGTATTTCGCGACAGACCTTAAAGGGAACTTCATCACAAACGAACTGCTCACAGCCCTTAAAACCATTAAAGCCCTATTCGATACTGAAGTGGGCATCCCTAACACAAACACAAGCAAGAAGGAGCGGATGTTGACCGACGAAGTGAATTCTAACAACGTTGAGACCGCCGCTAAAGCGTCGCTATGGTTGGACAGCTTGCAGCGTGGTTGCGCCCGAGTTCATAAGCTGTTTGGAATTGGTAAATCTACTTTGTGGGTCGATTGGCGTTTTCCGCCCGATACTGACGTAAAGGAGGTTAACAACGATGCACGCAACGTTGAGCTTTAACGGCCTGCTGGTAGGGTACCCGGAGCTGTTCGACGACTTAAAAGTTCCTGACAGTGTCTCTAAAGAAACTGTGTGCAATCAATTACTAGTTGATACGCTGGAATTGGAGGTGCTCTATGCGGACGGCCCCTCAATGCGTCGGGCGCTGGGCGTCTATTCTGAAACGATGCTGCCGAGCTGGACTAGGTACGCCAAGGCGCTGGGCCTTAAATACGATGCTTTGGCATCCGATGACCGAATCAGAACCACCGACCATGCAGGAACCAGCGGCGGCACAATCAACCGCACAAACGGCGTGAAGGGAACAACTACGCGAGCGCCTAACCTGACCACCACTGGCCATAATACCGGCAGCGACAGCACCACCCGTGACGTCACGGGGTTTGACAGCGGAACATTGCAAACCGCTGAAAAGAGTACAACGGCCCTTGGAACTGGAAACACCATTACCAGCAGCGGCACGGATACGACCACCACCGATCAGACCACCACCGATAAAAACACATCGGAGTTGCACGACGGCTACAAAGATACCGTGACCGAGAAGGGCCGGGCAGGACGAGACCCGCAAGACCTTATTGCCAAAGAGTTGTCTCTTGCAATGAAAAATGCAGTTCATAAAATCGTTACGGACATCCGGGCAAACTTTTGTTTGCTGTTATATTAAGGAGATATGATTTATGAGTATCAATCCTATTCACAGAGCGCCCTACACCAATTTTCATGATCTCAATCTGGATTGGATTATTGAGGTGCTGAATGAATTTAATACCAAACTGACGAATTTCGTCAGCCTGGCCACGATTAAGTACGCAAACCCAATCCAATGGAACATCACCAGCCAGTACGAGGCAAATACCGTTGTTGTGGACAGCAACGGTAACGCCTATCTTTCCGTAAAGCCGGTGCCGTCCGGTGTTTCTCTGGATCGCGCCGAGTTCTGGACCAAAATTGGCAATTTCGATGAACTTTGGGCCGATGTGAAAAAAGCCATTACTCCCAACGATGAGGGGCACAGCCCCACCGCGACAGCCGATAGATCTGTCAACGATCTTGTCTGGGTCAACGGGGCTCTGGTGCGTGTCACAAGAGCAATGAGCGCCGGCGATGCGTACGTGCCCGGTTCCAACTGCGTTAGTAGCTCCACAAATGAAGTTCTGCACCACCTTATTAGTGCATTTAATGATGGCTTGAGCGCCGAGAAAACGGCCCGGGAGAACGCCGACAAGGCGCTTCAGTCGGCTATTGACAATGAGACACAGGCCCGGAAGGACGCCGACACCCAGCTTCAGACGGATATTGGCAATGAGACACAGGCCCGGAAGGACGCCGACACCCAGCTTCAGACGGATATTGGCAATGAGACACAGGCCCGGAAGGACGCCGACACCCAGCTTCAGACGGATATTGGCAATGAGACACAGGCCCGTATTGAGGCAGATAAGAAATTACAAAATCAGATTGAGGATGTATCCTCTACTGCATTTGCTAACGTTAAGAAATACGGCGCATTAGGCAACGGCTTAGCGGATGATACGGAGGCAATTAGGCGTGCTATGGCATCCGGTCTTCCACTGCTGTTCCCGGATGGTACATACAATATTACACAGGACGTCACACTGACCGGTTCCTATTTTGCGTACAACGCAATGTTGATTGCGACCACATGCACAGTAACCATCACCGCACCGATTGCCGGTGCTAACTGTCATTTCCGTAAAGCACAAAACGGCACAATCAAGATGACCGATAGCGTTGTACTGGTTGATTGGTTTAATTATGGGGGTGATTTAGGGTCTGCTATCAGCAATTATCTCTTAGGTTATGAAGGTACAGTAAAGTTTGGTCGTCCTGCTACATATGCTGGACTGGGCACTGATACCACATACATTATAAATAATAATATTTATCTTCAACCGCACACAACATACGATTTGCAGGGGTGTGTTATTAAGCTCACTACTGCCAACAGCAAATTCATTTTTGGCGGCAGTAATACAGCCCATGTGGAGCGCACTATCTTTCGCAATGGCGTTATTATCGGTACAACAGATGAGGTAGACGCGGCTTTTACTTCGGAGTATTCTGAGCGATTCTTCATTGAGGATATGTTTATAATCGGTTGCCGAAAGGTGTTAGAATGTGCTCATACTGTCAATATGCAGGTACGTAATATTATACATGATATTGCCCTTACGACCTCTAAGCCTATTACAAGTTATCATTTAATAGAGAGTTCCACGGGTGTAACTGGTATCTCCGGCAACGCCTCTTTCCGCGCAGAAAACTGCATTTCCAGCCTCGGCAGTGCTACAGGGGATAGGTGGATGTTCATTGCTGATTCTTCTAACGACATTCGAGATATTTATATCAGCAACTGCGAATGTAGCAACTCAAACGGCATCTGGATTAACGCCAACGATACACCATCAGCGGTATGGGACATTCTGATTGATGGTTTCATTGCCGACCAGTGCCCAAACACCGGTATTTACTTATCAAATTGTCTTTATGGCGCAATACATATTCTAAACAGCTATAGTAACGCAACATCATACGGCATACGCCTAGTAAAATCAACGGCTGTTATCAATACATGCCAAGTCCTCGCTACGGGATCCATGAATGGTATTTACATCGAAGGGGGGTGTAGGGCAGTTTCTATCAGTCATTGCACTTTTATTGATGTACCGCGTCCGATTTACATCTCAGACGGCATAGGAACCATCGTGGACGATATTACGGTAGAGCGCAAGACCCTACATGGAGAAAACGCACCGGCTGTATTTATCGGTTCGGAGTGGTGCATTATTACTAGGCTTTCCGGTTGGGATATTAATCCGTCCTATACTGCCGGCATTCAGTTTGGAGCAGGTAACTGCACGTTCGGAATGATCAACGGGTTCGACCCCACAAAGTACTCAAAACTGGGTGAACCTACAAACATTCAGCAAATTTCCACTACAGCTATTTAAACACAACAACCCCTCTATTGAGGGGTTGTTTATTGTATATGCTGTACTCCCCTACCCTAAGGGGTGTGGGTACTATATTTTGTGTCTATTGACATTTTGCACAAAGATTGGTGCGTTGGGGAAGAAAATTTTGTGCAATCTGCTATTACGTGT